TAAAACCGAACAGAAATTTAGAAAATTTATAAATATAGACGAAAATTATCTCTTCAAAAGAACAAATGGTCATTGCTACAAAATAGAAAAAGTTAAGAATGATAACTTTATAACAGGTGTAAATTCTGCTAGATATGTAAGTATTGGAAAAGGAAAATTTTCAAGTATATTCTGGTCAGATGATTTATTGACGTGGAATGACTCTAATGTAAATGGTATTTTTGACGTAGTGTTTGACGTGACTCATAAACATGGGATGTGGATTGCTATAGGCGATGGGAGATATGAAGTGGCGCTATCTAAAGACGGTAAAAACTGGACGGGGGTTTACCCTCAATACCCGGACAATTTTCCTGAAATTACATCATTAGGACTATCATTTAATTCGTTAGATTATCACGACCCATCCTCGAACAATATTGCCGATGTTCTTCCTTATATACCCAATATTGAGGGAATTTTTCTTAAAAATTTATCTATATTAAGGCTTTTTGATAAAATAGAATATTACGTAGGAACTCAAATATGGCAAACATTAACTTTTGACGACCTTAAGGCATTGATTGATACAGAAATTGGACGTTGTGAATATTTAAATTTACTAAGAAATACAAATAAAATTAAAAAATCAGGAAATGCAGATTTTTCGGTTATGATACCAGGTTTTACAAAGTCTCTTAATTCAAAATTAGAAACTTTTACAAATATTTCCGAAAGCGGGTCATTTCCAAACGGTTTACTAGACAATCAAAAACTTTACATTAAAATGTATTATAAAAAATTAGAAGAAGAAATAGGAACCACGGTGTCAAGTTCTCAGATGAGCCTACCCGGGGTTACATTTGACAATTTAATGAATAATACACTAATACCTGTTCTAAGAGACAACAGTTACTATGTCGATTCTTTATTAGGAGACAATTATGGTTTTCAACTGGGAGATACGTATAAAAATGTAAATGGTTATTTCAGTGCTAATTTTTCAACTGATATAATTAGATTAAGGATGTACTGCAAGAATTTTGAATTATCAGAACCGGATATAAATAAATTTAAATTAACTCGAGAACTCTCTCAGATTACTAAGTTAACTCAAAATTTATATTTTGAAACTCAAAATAAATCAGAAATTAAGATGAATTTAGATAATTTTTCTCTATACTCGTCGCATTTAATTTTATCTGGATGGTTCTCAACGGGAACATACATTACATCTATGTTTTTGGAATTAAACGGGTATAAAATAAATAACAATACGTCAATAAAATTACTTGAATATGCCTCAATTTATTCATTGGGATTAAATTATAATCGTTATTATTTTAATGATATAGATAAAGAAGATGGAATCGGTTCAATTGTAATTCCGCTTGCTAGCACGGCTTATTCTGGTTCAAGTATTCCACTAGATAGATACGATTCTATAAAGCTGAGAGTATTTTTTAATCAGCGCGCGGGTACAAATTCATATCTTAACGTTACATGTGTTGGACATGGTACTATAACGTATAACAATTCTACGGCAAATTTAAATATATACTAAAAAGAAACATTTATATACACGGAATAAAGTCCCATTTTAAATCTATGCAAATTTTTTTCCAAATATTTTCCTGTTCAAATAACTTTTCTCTACTTTTAAGGAGTGGAAAATAAATTAGATATTCATTTTTATTTAACAATTGAAAAAATTTATACAATGTATAAGAATAACTTAAAAAATTTTTTCTATCTTTTGGGCAATGTTTTTCAAACGGATCTTGTATTTCATTAAACATATTAACCAATTTAATCTGAAGTTCATTATTGATAATCAGCTGTTTATTGCCCGTTATTTTATGTATAATATTAGGAATATGTTCATAATATTTATTAAGTTTAATTTTTTTAAGAAATTCTTTTATTTTAATGTACGTGACTAAAGATTTGTCTTTAAGACGTTCTTTTTTAATTTCTACTATAAGCAAATTTATAACATCATTTGGTATAACAGTACCCTCGCGTCCCTGTATTTGATTAATCCATTCTTTGAAGTGATTTGTTCTTTTATAACTATAAGGTTTTATGTATTCGTGAGTCTCTGCATGATTCCATTCTGGAAGATTTGAAATATTACATTGTTCTGTCAACCCACAATTAAAACAAATGGTAATCCCTGCTGCGTTATCGTTGGTTGTTTTATAATTACATTCTTTACATCTAAACGTAGACATAGTGTTACACTGCGATGTTTTAGAAATTTCAGATGGAAAACATTTTTCCATATACATTTTATACATCTCTCCTCTATTATTTTTAGAATCAAGGGAAATGTATTTAAATATACCTTCTTCCGTGCTGTTTTGTACTGTAGTACACTCGTTGTTATCAATATCTTTAATAAACCCAATTGAATTAAATAAATATTCAGTCAAATCTGTATCGTTTTCGATGTTTTTAATCTTACGTTCTAATTCTGCTATTTTTTCAGCTATATTATTAATTTCTGATAAATTATTTTTTTTAAGACAATTTTCTTTAATTTTTCTAAATAAAATCAATTCTGAACGATATTTATCTAAATTGTTTTTATCTTCATCTATTTTTTTAATAGTTTCAAAGTGTTTGTCTATTATTGAAGTTCTAGAATCTGTGTGTACAGTTTTTTTTGATATTTTAAATGATGACATTTAATTATCTTTATAATGTATTTTTTTATATTAATATATATAAAAAGAAATATTAATTAATTAGATGATACAATTTTCTAATATTTTAACTGTAAAATGTTTAAGAAATATATGTAAGATTTATAAAATTAAATTTAGGGAATACGTTAAAAAAGACTCACTTTTAGACGTTATTAATAAGTCTATCGCGGCAAAGATAATTCAAAAAAAGTTTAGACAAAATATAGACTTTAATAGTATTTGTCCAATTTCACACGAAGAAAATAAATATCCTTGGGTGTGTATTAAAAGCGGTAAAAAATACATATACTACGATTTTAATACATTTATAATATATTTAAATAAAATGTCGGACTTTCGGGATCCATGTACAAGAATTAAATTAACCAATAAAAAAATAGAAGAAATTAACAGGTTAATCATGTATTATAACAAAAAAGATACTAATAAATTAATAATATCAGATGACATGATTAGAGATGTAGATCTTAATATATTGACATATTGTTTATATGATATTATAAACGATGTAAACAAAAAAAATTTAAATTTAGAAGAAGCTTATAACATATATTTACCAAGGTTTATATTTTATTTTACACATCTTATAAACAATCATTCCAAAGAAACATCGGCAATGTTATTAAAAGCCTGTAAAGAAACACTACATGAACCTATTATTAACGATTATATAGACATAGTTCAAAATATAAATGCATTTAGAGATATTTAATTGCATAAAATAACTATATAAAGAAACATTATAGTATATAAAGAACACGGTAATTACATTATGACAACCTGTTCAATATGCGATCCGCGTTCTCAATATACAGATTGTATATGTAACTCTAATTTTAAAAATTTTAGTGAAATTTACGAAAAAATACGTCAAAATGACCTATATGAGGGGTTTAAAATAATTAAAAAATGGGATATTTCTACCATGACGGTGTGTTGTTGTTTCAATAGTATTATTAATACATCTCTTTATGTAAATAAGTATAACGAAGAAAATGGAAAAAAACAGTTTTATAATTGTGCTAGTATTTACGTGAGCGTTAAATACCAGAATAAACCTAAAGTTTCAGCCAAGATATTTTCAAATGGTAATATACAACTTGCTGGCGTTTTAAATCCAATGTCTGCGACTTATGCTATTAGAAAAATTTTCAAAAGATTAGAAGCTTTAAAGGCATTTTCGTCATCTCCTCAAATATCAAATGTGAGAGTATGTATGATAAATTCTGATTTTAAAATTGATAAAAATATAAAACAAACAGATTTATGTAAAATTTTAGATACTGCTAACTTAGAACATCTGAAAACTTATTCATTTAATCCAAATAAATACCCAGGTGTTAATATTAAAATGTTAGAGCCGGATTTTAATAAAGTAATGTCATGTATTGTATTTAGACCCGGTAGTATTATAATTACGGGTGGAAATGATATTACTTCATACGAAAAAATATACAATTGTATAATTAATATGCTTATTAAAAATAATTCGATGTTATCTATTCCTCAATAGTCTCTAAATTTTCAGCAAGGTCAAGATCTGTTATATCTATTTTAGACTCTGGTTTTTCTGTCTCTTCTTTTTCTGGGGTTTCGAGTGAAAGATTTGGTTCATTGTAAAATTGATCGAGTTTATTATTGATTTCTTTCATTTTAGAAAATAAATTATAAACAGAGTATACAATAAGTAAAACTATACATGTAATACCAACCTTAAAAAACATATCGGTATCGAATAAAAAAGACCCTGATTCTTTAGACATTTAACATTTATTAAATAATTTAAATAATTGTTTTTAACGTATAATTTATTCCGGGTCGTCTTCTTGGATTTCATTATCATCACTGGGTATGTCAATACCCATCAAAAATGATGTACGTTTAACAATTATGCCACTTTTGGGAGGGTATTCTTTTGAACTTTGTTGAACAATTTTGATATTATTATTAGTAAATATACCCATGTAATAATCTTTAGTAAACTGTTCTCTAAACAAATTATTTTCGCGACAGTGGTCATTAAACATCTGAGAAAATACCTTTAGGGGTACATACAAATTCTTTCCAAATACTACCTTTTCTGATTTCAAGAAATGTTGAAGAGAATTAGTAGTTTGCTCCATCTCTTCTTTATTTTCCTTAAAATATTGAGGAAGAATATTCCAGATTCCCTTTTTACCGTGAATTTTAAGTGTATGATAATATCCTCGAATACACATTTTCATAATGGTTGGAATTTCTTTCGCTAGTTTTTTATCAATTTCAGTATCTGTATTTACAACCTTTTTCCAAAAATTGACTACCGCTGTTCTCCGAGATACACTCTCAGAATTATTTTTGTATCTCATAATTTTATTACCACCCATCATCATTGGAACTTCCCAGTTAATAGTTTCATCTGATTTATATTTTTCGGAGTAAGTGTTACGACCTCCTTCTACCAAAAGCTGCCAATCTGTTTGTTCCATTTTAAAATTTTCGGCAATCTCTGGAGCCAAAACCATAAATTTACTTACGTGAGGTTTAATACCATACTTTGCATCGATATTATTTGCAATAATACCTACATCTTCTTCTTCATAAAATTTTTGAATAATTTTCATTACAATAGTACTTTTTCCGGCCCCTGCTTGACCAAGTAGATACAATAAAACTTGCCAATTATCCATATCTCCGAGGTTAAAACACATCCTGCCCATAAAAGTGCAAAACCATTTTTGTACTTCTTCTGTAAATTCTTGATACTCAAGCAAACTCTTAAATGTTGGACAGTGTTTCATAATATTAAACCATTCATCTTCAGAATATTGATCGTAATTATCGAATTTTACATCATGGTATTTTGCAGCAACAGACAAATTGTTTAGATAAGGGTGGCTTTTACCATATGGAACAAATACATCTGTGTATACGGGGGTTTCTCCTGGTTCAGCAGTATTATATTTAGTAATATAATTTCCATTTTTAAATGCGAACAAATGACGGTCTTTATTTAGTGAAGGAAGTTCTGGACCTACAAACTCATTGAAATATTTTTCTGCATTATTTATATTGCTAGTACCATTTGCTGTTGCATTTTTCCATTGATTAAAATTAATTTTATGATCTGTTTTTTGATAAATGTAATCTTTTATTGTACACTGTTTTTTCCACGCATGTGTATTGTATTTTTTGTAAATAACTGGTTTATACAAATTTCCTCCGGCTTTTGTAAAACCTTCTTCAGAAAACATTTCTAGAAGGTAAAGAAGAAGACATTGATAAGGTGTTTTTTTAGAATCATCTGTAAAACGAGCATATTTAAACAATACATCAGGGTCTTCATTACTCAACGAGTTTCTAGCTGGCTGATCTGTTTTATAAAGTATATAAACATCGCGAATTAGCCTTTCTGAATAAAAAATAACCTCGTAAATTTTATTCCATCTGTCTTGATAGTTCTGAAAATCTGATACACATTTCTTAAATTTGAAAAATACAAGCGTAGTTTCAAAAATAGCTTTTTCCAATTCAACAGCAAGCATACTTGTATCAATAGTTTCTAAATCTGTAATACCAAGTTTTTCGCATACAGCAATGATGAGATCTTTTTCCCCGTTAATTGACCATTTTTTATCTAAAATATGAAAATATTCTAATAGTTTTTCCTCGTCTGCCTGATCTATTTTTTCCTTGATATCATTTGTCCAATTAACAGGTGGCTTAGTCATTACTGAATATAATTCATTATAAAATATTTTTTTATATAATTTTATTATGTAATATTTGAGGTTAAATTTATTATTTAAAATGCTCTTTTAAGAGTGTATAATGAAGTCATATTTAATTTTTTTAAAAAACGGCGAAATTTTAGTTAAAAAAACAAACTTAAACGTTTTTGATATAACAAAATTCAAAGATTTTGATTCATTTAAAATCTATTCAGAGTACATAGTTATGTATAATAAAAGTGAAAATTCTGAACTAAATCTAACAGTGTTAAATTTTACGACTGATAGGTATAATTCGGATATAGGTTTATTGAAAATTGAAAAAGAATTAGATATAAAATCGTTGACATTAAATAACTATATAAAAGTTTTAGAACGGGAGAAATATGAATTATATGAAGAAGACACGGATGTCTTTGATATTACGAGATGTTATAAAGATATTATTACATTTTAAGCTAATTTAGTAACTAATTTTTGCGTTGGTACTTTTTCGCGCCCTTCAATGTAAATATAATCGTGTAAATATTTCGCTTTTTCTTGGGGGTTCATTTCAGTTGTTTTTTCAATATCTTCAGAGAAGAACTTATATATTCTATCGTATACATCTCCTTTTGTAACAGGTTTACTTACGGATGTATTTTTAAGTTCTAACTTTGAATCATCGCCAACGTGACACACATCAAGATCGTTACTTGACATAAAATTTAAAACTTCATCTTGTTTTTGCTTTTTTTTCTGCGTTAGTTCTTTAATTTTATCTTGGTAAGGTTTCATTTTTTTCTTAAGATCTTTAATTTGATTATCTATATCATTATAATCTCCTACGTCTTTTTTAAAGAATTCAATTTCTTGATCTGAAACAGGCAACTCCATTTAATTTAAACTTTAAATGTATTATTTTTTTAAATTAATTCAGTTTTTCTAACATTCTATATAAATAATAAGAATTTAATAAAAATATCAAAATAATAATAATACAATAACATTTTATAGGGAATAGAAATTTATTAAGTACTTCGTTTAATTCGGTTTGGCTTTTTTCGTCTAAAAATTTAGAAAACATATTAAATATAATGATATAATGATATTTAATATTTAACATTTAATCGCTAAATGCGCCTGCATCATCTAGATCATCATCTGGTGCAGAATCGTAAGAATCAATGTCAAATGTGTTGTCATTTTCATTTTCATTGTCATCTACGTCGCTTCCTTCGCTATCATCAGAAGGCAAAAATTTACCTTTAGACTCATCATCGGTTTTTTCGTCTTCTTTAATAAGAGCGGATAAGTCTAATACCTTGCTTACGGCGATTTTCTTCTTGATTTTTTTGATTTGCTTTAACTTTTTCGGAACAGTTAGTTCTTCTGGAAAATCAACAAGTTTTACTGGAAAAATGTTAACATGTTCGATAGTTTTGTTACGTACGTTTAAATCTATTCTTAATTCTAGTTGAGAAATTGTTTCTTTGTTTTCAAAAAATAAAGGCATATTCAATCGTTTAAGAAAGTAGTTTATGTTAGCTTCATGGGTAGCATTTAATTCTCTGGGTAAATGAGAAGAAATTTTAAAAAGATTTATGCTCGTTTTAAGCTTTTTGACATAATCAATAATAACTTCGCTAATTTTAACTTGAGATGTACACTTTGTCGTGTTTTTACCAATTAGCGTAGGCTCTTTAACTTTTTCAGTATAAAAAAACTTACATTTATTTTTTTTCTTGGTCTCGAGTGATTCGCATTTGAATATCCTGAAAGTTCCATCGGTTGTAATTTTTTCAAAAAAGAATGCACGGTTTCCGCAATCGCAATTCATCGTATATACAATATTTATATCCTATAATTTTAAGCATAATTATTTTTTGTAATAATTTAAAGGAATAACGGATATTTATGTATAATCTATAATGATTACAAATGTTTACCCCAAATATGAACCAAAAACAAATTGGGAATATCAAACAAAGGTAAACATGAACATTAGAGATCTTCAAGGAAAATACCCAAATGGTTGTCAATGCTGCGGAAATATTTACACAAGGGATAAATTTTCAATTTTAGTAAACAGTCACTTCAAAACTAAAAAACATCAAAAAATGTGTATGGAACCTGCTAATGTTATATTCGAAAATGACTTTCGAAGTGTTAATGACATAAACACAGCTTATGAAGAAACATGTAGAGAAAACAGGCAGCTAAAACGTCTTAATTATGAACTTTTTCAAAAAATTAAAAATCTAGAAGAACAACTTAGTGTTTATAAATTTCCTGGAGATACAAACCTTATAGATATAATTTAAAGGAATAATTTATATACACTTATAATGGACCGTGTAGAGCAACTGAAAACTATTCAAGATGAATGTCGCGAACTTTTTTCTAAGAAAAATTCAGATTATGGTGATGCTTTTGCCACATATGGTACAGTAGGTGTTATGGTAAGAATCGGAGATAAACTCCAAAGATTTTCTAAAATTACATCAAAAAGCGTTGAAATTGAAGTCACTGATGAAACACTACGCGATACTCTAATGGATCTTCACAATTACGCGGCGATGGCTATTATGACACTTGATAAATCTAAGTAGATTTATTACAAAAAAATATAAAGTATAGGTACGATCATGATTAATAATTTGTATTCAATTGATTATGACTGAATCTCTAGACGGACTGCGCAAATTTCACAACTGGATCAAATCTCGTCTTATATCAGATGCTCAGCGAAAAACCAATGGAGAATATCTTTTAGATATAGCAGTTGGCAGAGGCGGCGACATAATGAAATGGACTAATGCGAGATTAAAATTTGTTACGGGGTTTGATATCGATGCAAAAAGTATATACGAGAAGAATGCTTTTGACGGAGCAATCAAAAGATACAATTCTGTTAAACATTTACCAAATGTTCCTCGATGTTACTTCTGGAAAATTTCAGCAACCGATCCTTTTGTTCTAAACTTGATTAATGGTAAAGACAATGCTAAAATATACGACATAGTTTCGTGTCAGTTTTCATTTCACTACTTTGTAAATGATATGGACATAACATTGAACTTGATTTCTAAAAAACTTAAAACGGGTGGATACTTCATCGGAACATCGGCAGATGGGGATGTTATTAACAGTTTTCTTGCGATTCACGGCAATGACTTTGAAAACGAAGTGTTAAAAATAAAAAGAAATACTGATCCGGGAATGTATTCATTTGATCTAAAATCGCTTAAAACGTCTCGAGAGACATATTTTGAATATCGAGGTGTTTCAAATGAATACTTTCTTTATAGAGATCACTTAATTGAAAAATGTAAAAGGCATAATCTCGAATTGATCGAAATTAAAAATTTTTCCGAACTTTACGATGAATATAAATTTAATTTAACACGTAACGAACAGATGTGTAGTTTTTTAAATTTTTCATTTGTGTTCAAAAAAGTTTAACGTTTTTTAGAATTAGACTTAGACTTAGACTTAGACTTAGAACCACTCTTCACTTTTTTCCAGGCCTGTTTTAATGTAATACCTTCTTTGTGTTTAAGCTTCATTGCCTTCGCGGCAAGATCAGAGCCTTTTTTGGAAGCCGGTTTATCTTTTTTACCAGAACATCTGCCAGTTTTTTCGCTACGAGTCTGATAATCTTTACATTTTTTCATGTATCTGTCAGTTTTTGGATTGTAATCATAACCCGCCAAGGCAGGTGGATAATATCCTTGGCCTTTTTTACCATACATAAGAATTGCGTTTAGATGAGATATTGCTTTCTGTACTTTCGACATTTAATTATTACATAAACTACATTTTTAATTTAAATTTAATTTATTTTTCAAATATCTCTTAAAATTACTCGCTTCACGCCAATCGTCTGTTATTCCTGGAGAAGTCTGCGATCCAAATGTATCAGATATATTTAGAAAATTTAAGTTTACATATTCCTTAAACGTGTTAAAATCTTGGAGCAATTCTAGATAATAACTTTGATTTTTTTGTTCATTCGTATACACAATAAATTTCTCTATATTACTTTCAAAAACTGTACGTATCAGTCTCCAAATATTATCGTACATACTATTCTTTTTGTTTTGTTTATCTATTTTTTGAATTTCAAATTTCCATTGTTCTTTACCGATATCTTTCAATAGATATTTTACCCGTAGATCAGTCAAATTCTTTTCAATACCCAGTTCGCGTTCTGGAATAGTTCCGACAAGCCATTCTGCGTGGCGATAAAATCTATATATATTGGTAAATGCCGTTACAATGTCTACCCTGTTTGGAAAAAGATTTGTAGCTGTCCGCATGATGTAACGTGGACAGCATTGAACACCGCAAATAGTCTGTCTATTTACATTTTCATAAGGATTTCTATCAATTTCTTGTCCAGATTCGCGAAGCCAGCGGAAGTATTCTGGGTTGTGATTATATCCTTCCATTTTTTGACCGGTCCTCCATGAAAATTGAATGTGACATTTGATACACCACATTTGATCGCAGCCGTCAATTTTTGATATCCTTTCTCCGCAGCCTGGACAAGGTTTAGATTCTTTCTTAATGGCTTGAACGGTAGCTTTTGTTTCTTCATTACACACGTGTCCATCTTCTTTTACTTCCATACACATCTTGCAATATTTTGTTTCGCACATGCTACAATAATATTTATTGTCCAAAAATCCATTACAATCTGATCCGCAACATTTGATAGTAAAATTTTCATTAGCAGTATCTTCAGTAGATGTACCATAATAAACCCGGTTTATTTCTAGGAGATATGAACTAATTATTTCGTCTTGATCTTTAATTAATTTTTTAAGCCTATCTTTTTCATTCCTTGCATTTAATAAATGTTGTTTAAGCTCCCGCGTCTTCTTTTCTTTAATAGCCTCTGCCTGTGTTTCGGGAAGAAGGGAAATTTGTCTTTCTACAAAAAGATCTTCATTGTGTCTTTTAAGATCTTTTTCAACGAATGTTTTTGTTAGATTTTTAATAATAAACTCACGCTCCCAGGGAGTTTTACAAAACATACACATAGGATCGTTTTGGGAGTTCAAGATGTAAGTTTTGCAACAAGTTCTGCAAGCTGCATCTGAAATGTCACAGCCTTTGCATTCGACCATTAAATGGTTAGAAGCATTAAAATTTTCGCAGCAAATAGAACAAGCCATTGTAATTACATTATGTATTTCTTTTGTTTTTAAACTAATTAAAAAAATGTAATAATTCTATGGAGACGGCGGGGCTCGAACCCGCGACATTCGGCTCATAAGACCGACGCTCTGACCGACTGAGCTACGCCTCCATGGAATTATTTTAGTAGATGTATTTAATACCCTCCGCGTAGTCGTAGGACTAAATGAAGAGTATTTTCTTTTTGAATATTATAATCCGCAAGAGTTCTACCATCTTCTAATTGTTTACCAGAAAAAATAAGTCTTTGCTGATCTGGCGGAATACCTTCTTTATCTTGAATCTTTGCTTTAATATTATCTATTGTATCAGATGGTTCTACTTCAAGTGTTACTGTCTTACCTGTTAATGTCTTAACAAATATTTGCATAATATATTATAAACGTTTTCTTTATATACATTACACATTTTAATTAATTTTATTTTCATTTTCATTTTTAAGTTTTTCACATTCTGTTACTTTTTCATTGTATAGTTCTTCTAGATTTTCGTATAATTCTTCAATTTCGTTAAGTTTTTGTTCTGTAACAAACAATGTTTTTTTATAATCTTGCAGTGTAAATGTAATATTATTATACGTTGTATACAATTCTGAATAAGTTTTATAAATAAATTGACTAAATGAGTTTGTCTTAGCCAACATATTAACAGTTTCACGCATTAATTCTTTATAATTATTATTATCGTTTGTTTTATTTTTGATAATACCTGTAAGTTCTGTTATATGTTTATTATGGGTTCTATTTTTGTATCTATATTCGCGGTCTGTAAAAATGCGTAGTTTTGTCATTTTGATATAATATAATATCGTTTAATTCTTTAAATAAAATAACATCGATTTAATAATGTACATATGAATTGTTATATGCGGAGGCATATTCGCAGGTCTAACAGCCGGGATTATGACAGTACAGGGCGTTTATGCTACTAAAATGATATAAAAAATAAATCATATGTATATATAATGCCTGTCGGACGACGAGTTGATCTAAATAAAATGTCTCTTAAAAAAGACTTGACAGTTACTCCCTTTATGCCTGGGGCCCCCGTTCCCATTCATTATACATTATACAAACTTACAAATAAATTTATGTATATACCTAGATATTTTAGCGAAGACGGTGATCTAATATTAAATGAATTAAATAAAGTTGATATTAAAACTGAATTTAAACCAAGAGATTACCAAGAAGATGTAATTCAAGAAATTTATTCTGAATTACTTAAAAACGGTTCGTGTATAGCGTGTTTATATACGGGATGGGGTAAAACTTTTGCAAGTCTCTACTTATCACATCTACTCGGAGTTAAAACAATTATATTAGTAAATAAAGAATCTCTCATGGAGCAATGGAAAGAACAAATTGAAAAATTTTTAGGAGTTTCGCCTGGTATAATTCAAGGTAAGAATGTAGACATAACCCCGTGTATCTGTATAGGAATGATTCAGAGTATATCAATGAAAGATTACCCACCGGAGATCTTCAAAGATTTTTCATTTGCCATTTATGACGAAACCCATCATTACTGCTCAAAAATTTTTTCAAATGTATTTTATAAAATAGGGGCAAATTTTAATCTTGGGCTTACTGCCACTTTAAAACGTGCAGATCGCTTAGAACATACTTTAGAATGGTTTATAGGTAAAATTGCCGTGAATGTACAGTTGCTAATAATAGAACCTACTATAAAAGTATATAATTTTTCAAATTTTACAGATAATGTAATCAAATATTTGCCAAACGGAAAAGTAAATTCTCCTGCAAGTATAACTGCTATAACAGAGATTGAATCTAGAAACGAATACATTCTAAATTTAATTAAGGAATGTTACATGTCTAATAGAAAAATTTTAGTACTATCAGATCGCAAAGCTCATTGTGATAAATTATTTAATTCTTTAAGTGGCTGCTCAGTTGGTTTATATTATGGAGGAATGAAAACAGAAAATCTTAAAAAGTCCAATGAATGTAAAATTATAATAGCAACTTACCAAATGGCGTCAGAAGGATACGATAATCCAGGGTTAGACACATTAATACTTGCTTCACCAAAAGGTAATGTTGAGCAAGCCGTGGGTAGAATTTTACGCAGGAAAAATGAAAATCTACCGATTGTCATAGATATCAATGATACAATAAGCGTCTTTAACAATTGGTATCGCAAAAGACTATCACTGTATAAAAGTAAAAAATTTAAAATTGATTATGTTAATAATTGTTACGGAAATGTACCGGAATGTGATTTAGTGATTAACGAATACTCTATTCGCTAATTCTGGACACATGAACACCCGTGTTTAAAGGAAATTCAGATAATTTTTGTCTAGAGCCTAATGTCGAATATGCCTTGCTGGAAGAGGTTTTATTTAAAGCATACATTTTACCAAAACGCGAATCTCCTCCTAGTCTGTATTCCTCGACGCTTCCGATAGAAACCG